GTTAAAAAATGGCAATTTTAGGTGTTGATGATTTTAAGTCCAAGTTAAGAGGGGGCGGAGCACGTCCTAATCTTTTCAAGGCAACTGTTAACTTTCCTGGCTATGCTGGTGGTGATGTCGAATTGACATCGTTTCTATGTAAAGCTGCTCAGCTTCCAGCTTCAGTCATGAACGTGATTGAAGTTCCGTTCCGTGGAAGACAATTGAAAATTGCGGGTGACCGTACATTTGAAAGTTGGACTGTCACGGTTCTGAACGACACGGACTTTAATGTACGTGACGCAATGGAACGTTGGATGAATGGAATTAATGCTCACGCTGCAAACACAGGATTAACCAATCCAGTGGATTATCAAGCAGACCTCATCGTTGAACAATTGGACAGAGATGAGAAAGTATTAAAGACATACAACTTCCGTGGATGTTTTCCTATCAACGTTGCTGCAATCGAACTCAGTTATGAGACGGTTGACACTGTTGAAGAATTCACTACAGAATTTGCAATCCAGTATTGGGAATCTAATACTACTAGTTAATCTAGTTATAGATAAGAGGGTAAGGGAGAAATCTCTTACCCTCACTTTTAACGTGTAGGAAAATGACAGGTATATTATATGGCAGAACAAGACAACAGTATTTTAAAATTATTTGGTTTCGAACTGAAGAGAGCAGCTGCTCAATCTTCGGCTGCGTCCAAAAAAGAAAATGATAAATTAAAATCTATTGTTACTCCCACTGACGAGGATGGTGCGGGATATGTTACTGCGAGCGGTTCACACTATCAACAGTACTTAGACCTTGAAGGTGGTAAGGCAAAAGATAATAGTGCGTTAATCCTTAAGTATCGTGGTGTTGCACAACATCCCGAAGTCGATGCGGCAATCGAAGACATTGTAAACGAGTCTATTGCGGGTGGAGAATTGGAAAGTCCAGTATCTCTTAACCTAGATTCCGTAGATGCATCTGACAAAATCAAACAAGAAATAATCACAGAATTCAATAATATCACGGCTATGTTATCCTTTGGTGACTTAGGACATGATATTTTCCGTTCCTTCTACGTAGATGGTAGATTGTTCTATCACCTAGTTGCGAACGAATCGAATCTCAAAGCGGGTATTCAAGAAATCCGTCCGATTGATGCGGTAAAGATTCGCAAAGTAAAACAAGTCAAGTATAAGAAAGACCAAGCAACCGATGCAAAGGTTGTAGATAGAATCGAAGAGTTCTTTATCTATCAAGAGAAAGCTGGTGCAAACTCAGGTGTAAAATTATCCCCTGACTCAGTATCATATGTAACTTCAGGTCTACTTGACCCAAGTAAAAAACAGGTTGTGTCCTATCTACATAAGGCACTAAAACCAATTAACCAGTTAAGAATGATGGAAGACTCTTTGGTCATCTATCGTCTTGCACGTGCGCCCGAACGTAGAATCTTCTACATTGATGTGGGTAATATGCCACGTAACAAGTCTGAATCTTATATGAGAGATATCATGACTCGTTACAGAAACAAGTTGGTATACGATGCAAACACTGGTGAACTTAAGGATGACCGCAAACACATGTCTATGTTGGAAGACTTTTGGCTTCCACGTAGAGAGGGTGGTAGAGGAACTGAAATCTCTACATTGCCTGGCGGTGAAAACCTTGGACAGATTGACGATATTCTCTACTTCCAAAAGAGATTGTATCGTTCATTAAACGTACCTCTATCACGTTTAGAACAGGAAGCACAGTTCTCACTTGGTCGTTCGACTGAGATTAACAGAGATGAAGTGAAGTTTCAAAAGTTTATTGATAGATTACGTAGACGTTTCTCACACCTATTCTATGGTATCCTTCGTAAGCAATTGCTGATGAAAGGTATCTGTACGGAACAGGATTGGGAGATGTGGAAAAACAACATCAACGTTGACTATCTGCGAGATAACCACTTCACCGAATTGAAAGATAATGAAATTCTCCAAGATAGATTGTCAACCCTTGATGCAGTTTCTTCCTATGTAGGTGAGTACTTTAGTCGTGAATGGGTAATGAAGAATGTCATGCAAATGACGGACGAAGACATAGAAGAAATGAAGAATCAAGTCGAAGCAGAGAATGCTAACGGCGGCGATGAAGGTGACGAAGAAGACTTTTAACTATAACTGATAATGGAGAATATTATGTCAGAAGAAGAAAATTTAGAAATCGAACAGGAAGAAGTAGAGACTGAAGAAGAGATTGTCACTCTTAGTCCTGTAGAAGAGTTAGTAAATAACATTACAGACGGGGAACTCAACAAAGCTGAGACTTCGTTTCAGGGACTTATCAATGATAAAATCACTGATGCCCTTGAAGCACAGAAGGTTGCTGTTGCGGACACCATCTTTAATGATAGGGTTGCCGAACCCGAAGTAGACCCTGAAATGGAGTTAGATAACGATTTATTGAATGATGACGAAGAAAGTACTGAAGAAGTGCCTTCTGAAGAATCTTAAACGTATAAATAATACTACATAAAGGAAAAGAATCTTGTTATGAAAACATTTTCAGAGATACGGTCAAAGACCAAGAAAGAAGGCGAAACTGTTTTCAAGAAGAAGATTAAACGGATTCAAGTGGAGATTGTAAAGAGACCCGATGTAAAGGGTGCTAGCAATCTTCCTTTTGTTGCGTTTGTGGACGGTGACCGTCTAGACTCGTTTAAGTCGTTGAAAGATGCTGTTAAGGCATCCGAGACAATTATAAGGGAATTAACCTAATGAAGTTAATCACAGAATACACAGAAAATGACTCTATCAATTGTTTGGTGGAGAAGAAAGAAAACGGTGACAAGAATTATGTCATCGAAGGTGTATTTGCACAAGCAGACAAAAAGAACAGAAACGGACGTATCTACCCTAAAGCCATTATGGAAAGAGCGGTAGGTAAATACGTTAAAGAACAAGTATCTAAGAAACGGGCAGTAGGGGAACTAAACCATCCCGAAGGGCCGACAGTTAACTTAGACAAAGTTTCGCATCTCATTACAGACCTTAAATTTGAGGGAAATAATGTGGTCGGAAGGGCACAAATATTGGATACTCCGATGGGTAAGATTGTTAAAGGTCTTCTCGAAGGTGGTGTTCAACTAGGTGTGTCAACTCGTGGTATGGGTAGCCTTGAGAATAGGAACGGAGCAATGGTCGTCAAAGATGACTTTATGCTTAGTACGGTTGACATCGTACAAGACCCATCTGCACCTGAAGCATTTGTTAATGGAATCATGGAAGGTGTAGATTGGATTTGGCATAACGGCGTTCTTAGTCCTCAAGTCATTGAAGAAATGGAGACTGAAATTAAAAACACTCCGAAAGCATTTCGTCCCGAAGTGCAAATTCGAGAGTATAAAAATTTCCTCTCGTTAATTAAATCGCAATTGTAAAAGGAGTCAATTATGACTAAAGAAGCAAAAGTCGAAGTTGAACTTCACGATGAAGATATTAACGATATCGTGGAAGAAACTCTCGAAGAAGAAACTGTAGAAGAAGCAGCTGAACTTACCGATAAAGGTAAGGACGATAAAGAGTCTGAAAAGACTGTTAAAGATGCTGAATCAGCAGTAAAGAAACAAGCTCCTGCTCCTAAAACTAAGGCGGGTATGATTAGTGCGATGACTAACAAAATGTTGAAAATGTCTAAAGTAGACATGGAAGGCATGTATGCTAGTTATCATAAAGAAGATGCAGATATGGATGAAGGTGAATCAATCGTGGAAACACAGGTTGATACTACTGCTGAATTGGATGCACTAGTCGAGTCTGAAGCTACTCTCAGTGATGAGTTTAAAGCTAAAACCGCAGTAATTTTCGAAGCCGCTGTTAAATCAAAACTATCAGAAGAAGTTGATAGAATTGAAGCACAGTACAAGGAAGAGTTAGCAGAAGAAGTATCTTCTACTAAAGCTGAACTTGTAGAGAAAGTAGATAGCTACCTAAATTATGTAGTTGAAACTTGGATGCAAGACAATCAAGTCGCAATTCAGAACGGTCTCCGTGCTGAAATTGCAGAGACATTTATGGAAAAACTGAAAGGTGTTTTCGTAGAGTCTTATATTGAAGTACCTGAATCTAAAGTTGACCTAGTTGATGAACTTGCTGAATCAGTAGAAGAACTTGAGTCTAAACTCAACGAAACTACTCAGAAAGTAATCGACACTACTGGAGAATTGGAAGAGTATAAGCGTGACTCTATTATTAGAGAACATGCACGTGGTCTAGCCGATACACAGGTAGAGAAGTTAAAGGGATTAGTTGAGAACGTTGATTTTGAAGATGAAGAGCAATTTTCTAACAAAGTTAAAACTATCAAAGAATCTTACTTCGCAAAAGAAGTGGTAGAAACTTCTGACGATACTATTTTAGAGAACACAGATGCAGATGAAAATCTTGTCTTGTCTTCTTCAATGGAACGTTATGTTTCTGCTGTAAGAAAAATTTCCCCTAAGAAATAAACATTTTAAATTTAAAGGAAAAATAAAATGCAACAATCATTCGACAACTTGATTGAAAAGTGGAGTCCCGTTCTAAACGAAGAGTCTGCTGGAACAATTCAAGACAACCATAGAAAAGCGGTTACTGCTGCTGTTCTAGAAAACCAAGAACGTGCGATGAATGAGCAACGTGCTGAGATGGGTTCATTCCTGTCTGAGAACGCAGCTTCTCCCGCAAACAACACTGGTTCAGTTTCTAACTTTGACCCAGTATTAATCTCACTAGTAAGACGTGCAATGCCTAACCTCATCGCATATGATATCGCTGGTGTACAACCTATGAACGGCCCAACTGGTCTTATCTTCGCAATGAAGGCAAGATACGGTGGTGGTGCAACATCTAACCGTGAAGCGTTATTCAACGAAGCTGAAACTCAGTTCTCAGGTGACTCTTCAGGTACTCACGACTCTGACAATGCGTCAGGTTGGAACGGTGTTGACTCCGAAGGTGCTCGTTTAACTGCTCTAGCTGCAACTGGTTCGCCAACTGTAGACGCAGAAGCAATGGGTTCAACTGGTGGTTCTTCATTCCACGAAATGGGTTTCACGATTGAGAAATCAACTGTGACTGCTGTTTCTCGTGCGTTGAAAGCAGAATACACTATCGAACTTGCACAAGACCTTAAAGCGATTCATGGTCTTGACGCTGAAACTGAACTTGCTAACATTCTCTCAACTGAAATCCTTGCGGAAATCAACAGAGAAGTTATCCGTACTGTAAACTCTCAAGCAAAAACTGGTGCTCAACAAGCTAACGTTACTGCTAACGGTATTTTCAACATGTCATCTGATGCAGATGGTCGTTGGAGTGCAGAGAAGTTTAAAGGACTTGCAGTTCAAATCGATAGAGAAGCAAACGTAATTGCTAAAGAAACTAGACGTGGTAAAGGTAACGTAATCATCTGTTCTTCAGATGTTGCAACTGCTCTTGCTGCTTCAGGTACTTTGGATTACAGTCCTGCTATGTCTACTAACTTGAACGTTGATGACACTGGTAATACATTTGCTGGTCTTCTTAACGGACGTGTTAAAGTATACATCGACCCATATGCAAGCACTGACTACGTAACAGTTGGTTATAAAGGTACTAACCCTTATGACGCTGGTGTATTCTATTGCCCATATGTACCATTACAAATGGTTAAAGCAATCGGTGAAGATAACTTCCAACCACGTATCGGGTTCAAAACTCGTTACGGTATGGCTTCAAACCCATTCGTTGGTTCTACACCTGCTAACGGTCTTGCTGCTGTTAAGACTAACCCTTACTACAGAATCTTCAAGGTTACTAATATCCTTACGTAAGTATCTGTTAAAGGTAAAAAAACGAGAGTTTGGGGCGAATCTGATAAATCGTTAACCAGACCAATTTTTAAGGGACTCTTCGGAGTCCCTTTTTTTTGGATAAAAAAAACCCCACCGAAGTGGGGTAAGGATTATTTAATATAATTCATTGACCTTTTGTGGAGTTCCATCATTTCCTGAACTTTCTGTTCATTCCTTTGTCTTCTCCTAATTGC